GTAACTCGATCGCTATGCTTCTTTTTCAATGCCGCATTCTCTTTATCTGAACGCTGATCTTGACGTGCATAAGATTGTACGAAAACTCTTTTTCCGGTCTTTGTAGTTCTATAATAACCGCGAGCTTGTGCCTTTTCAACATCCACGGTCAGCAAATGACGAAACTCTGATCACCGATGAGGTAAAGAAAAAGATTCGTGAGTACAAGAATCTTGAGCGTAAATGTGAGAGATTGTATGAGGAGATCAAAATGTGTGATACATTATTGGCACATCTTGAGGATGCAAAAAGCTACACGCTTAATCTTCGTCAATTACATTCAATTCAAAAGAGTGATATCGCCAATGAGTTTCCATCTTACGGTAATGATAAAATAGAGTTCTCGAAAACAGGGAAGGAAATCAAGGAGAAGCTTCAAGGCCGAAAAACTTATTATACCACAAGAAAATCCATGCTTGAAGCTAGTATGGCTACCATTGTAACGTTCCTTAAAGAAAAGGGATATGAGCCAAGCGAAGATGGTCACATGGCACACAGGGAGGGCGACAAGTCTTATCCGATGTTTAACTACAGGATGTATGAAAAGTACGGGAACGAAAACAATAGCGAGTATGTAGACGACGAAGACTGCCGTAAAAAGATGCGCGAGTACAATAATATGGTGTATGAAGTTCAGTGTGCAGAGCGTGATCTTAAAGTGATTGACATTATGTTGGAGCACATGGAGGACAAAAAGAGCTACAAGTTGAACATTCGCCAATTAGCAGTTCTTGAGAAAGCCATTGATGTAGAAGAAGTAATCGAGAAAGCAACCAAAAAGGAAACATCCAAGGTTGATAAAGTGATGGGTGAGTTCAAGGCAGGTACCTTAATGAGTGGATCAGGCGAAAAGATTACGGATAAGAAGCAAGCATTGGCTATCGCAATGAGCGAGGCAGGGATGAGCAAGTCTGATTTCGATAGCATCAAGAAGTTTCTTCCGGCATTTACTGATTATGATTATCCTGAGTCAAAGGAGGAGAAGAAAGAAGAAAAGGCCGATATAAGCAAGGCGTTTAATGTATTGGAAGGTATTGAACAGGTCGAGGAGAAAGTTGAGGAGGAGGATGTTGAAAAGGCACAAGCTCGCGGTTATTATAGAACTACAAAGACCGGAAAAAGAGTTTTCGTACAATCTTATGCACGTCAAGATCAGCGTTCAGATAAAGAGAATGCGGCATTGAAAAAGAAGCATAGCGATCGAGTTACGCTAGGGAGGACGCTAAAAAGCAAGGCTACAAGGATCATCATTTTATTGGCGACAAGAAGAAAGATGATAAAGTGAAAAAAGCATTCCAAGAATTAGGTCTATGAATTTAGAACACGAAATACCTGCATTGGATCAAGTAACCAAGAACGAGGAGCAAACCGGAAAGTATGAGCCTGTTTCAAAATACATTGATGGGTCTAAGTCGGATAAGGAGAAATTTAATTATGTGCAGAAGGTGGTGACCAATAAATTAGGACAGAAGCGAACTATTTACGTCCAAACATTAGTAACTGAATAGCATAAGATTTAAAGAGTTAAATTATAAGTAAATACAAATCAACGAAGATGAAAGATTTTATTAATAACGGTGTAAAGTTTGATGAGAGCCAAGCTGAGATCATCAAAGCAAACATATCGAATAGTGATGAAGTCCTAAAGTCTGAACAGGAAGTATCCCTTGAGGAGGCAGTGACCAAAGGGGAAGTTGATGTAATCAGTATTGATGACATCAATGAAACCTACAACAACGAATTTTATAAGTCTGAGGATGTCAAAAAGATCGAGGCGAACATGGATGCGCTTATAGAAAAAGGGGAAAGCGATCACTTGACTGAGGAGGAATTTGCAGAGCTTGAAAAGGCAATGGCCGACATCAAGAAGTTAGAGCGTAAAGCAATAGCTGTTCCCAAGGGAGACACCCACACATACCGAGAGGTATACGTGATGGCTCAGGAAGAGGGAGAGGAAGGCGAAGAAGACTAAGTTGCCCCGATTATATTTCCTTAACGTTGGAAATAATGGAACTAACTCATACCGCAGATGTCAAAAGAGGTCAACAGCCAAGAAAATACACCACTCAAAGAAGAAATCCAACAAGCTCCTGTTGGTGAGTTCTCAAAAGGATTAGATGATATAGCTACGCAGCGTAAGGAATTAGAAATCCAAGAACAGATATTAATTGACAAGGCTGTAAGAAGCGATAATCCGTCAGAGATAGTAAAGGCCATGCAGGTCGTTGAGATCAAGCAGAACCAAGGTAAGGACTATCGAAAAAGCACATTTGTAGACCCATTACAATACGACAGTAATTTCGGGTACAAGAATGCTCCAAACAAAATCACGTACAGTACTCTATTCAACATGAGTAAGACTCCGGTGATCAACGCGATCATTAAAACACGTAAGGAGCAGGTAGCTAGATTTGCACAGCCACAGCGAGACAGACATAGTACCGGATTTGTAATCAGAAAGAAAGGTTATTTCTTAGAGGAGGAGGACAAACTTAGCAAGGTCGACAGGGCGAGAATCGACAACCTCACTGAGTTTATTTTGAATACAGGCATGGAAACAAGTTGGGATAGACCCAATTTTGATGAGTTCCTTCGAATGTTTACTGAAGACAGCTTGATATACGACCAAGGTTGCTTTGAGATCGTGAGAGATTTGAGCGGTGCTTTACATGAATTTGTTCCAACGGATTCCACAACAATAAGACTTGCTGACAGTTTTAGTGATACTGATTACGAGGGTACAGAAAAAATAGCGATCGGAGGTTACTATCCTAGTTATGTTCAGATGATGAACAATAAGGTGTATGCAGAGTTCTATCCATGGGAGCTATGTTTTGGTACCCGTAACAGAACCACTCGTATTTATTCCAATGGATATGGCCGAAGTGAATTGGAGGATATGGTGCAGCTTATTACCTCAATGCTTTGGAGTGATCAATATAACCGGAACTTCTTCAGACAGGGCGCAGCACCCAAGGGAATACTGTTTTTGATTATCTCGGTCATTGTTCTTGCTTTTATTCTTTCTTGGAAGCTGCTTCCGCTTGTTTCTTGTACATATCCCTTTTGCCCATGTGGTAATGATACTTATGGCCTTCATTCTTGTCCTGAGCAATTTTCATCTGCTTTCTGTGGAACTCAGCCATTTCCGTGGGTGTTCCCGTTGGCTTTTTTGATTCTGACTTAGGCTTTTCGGCACCCACCTTAACCCATACAGTTTTCTGCTTACCGCGCTTATCGGTTACTACTTTCTTTGTCAGTTTTGCGTAATCCTTTCCCATTATATTATCCCTTTTTCTAAATCATTAACCATATTCATAAAACTCTTGGCAAACGGGTTGTCCTCGTCATCCAACATGTGAGCCTTTTCAGCTTCTTCTTCCTCAAATTCTTTCGCTTCAGGAGCACCTTCTTCGCCATCACCCATCATCATCTGCTTATTGCTCTCCATTTGTTGCATTTGAGCATACACTTGGTTCCCAACAATGTCTCCACCCTCGATAGGTTTCATGGTAGCATCCTTACGAACCTCATTGATGGTTTTGTATGTTTCAACCTCACCCTTAACACGTTCAAGATATTCCTTTTCCGTCTCAGCATCCATTCCAACAAACTCAAGCACCAAGTCCGGCTCCATTTGGCTCACTAAATACTTATTGATGTTGGTTTGGCCGTACTTTAATAGAGGTGTCAACCCTTTGTCTTTCGAATACTTTATCTTCTGAGCGTTGCCCGACTCAAACATTGCTCCACCATCAGATGATTGACCACTTGTAAATCCTATCTCGCTTGGATCAATTGTATAAAGTGCACATCCTAGCTTAACAAGATATTCCATCCACTTACCGTACTCCATGTCCTTGTGGCCTCTTTGAAGATCAATCCACGTCATTGAATCGCTATCAATTATAGGCGTTTTCCAAGCATTATCCACTCCTGCAACCATGGCCTTCCATTGTTGTCTGAACTCTTGAACACGTGCATTATTTGTACCTCCCTTAATCTGAAGTATTCCCTTGGGTGCTGCGCCCTGTCTGAAGAAGTTCCGGTTATATTGATCACTCCAAAGCATTGAGGTAATAAGCTGCACCATATCCTCCAATTCACTTCGGCCATATCCATTGGAATAAATACGAGTGGTTCTGTTACGG